TGATAATTTCCTAATCTCTAGCTCATTAACTTGAGTGCTACCATTTGCCCTATCCCATAAGGTGGTTCATTGTATTGATTAAATGGGATAGGAGGATTATTCTAATTTTGTATCATTTATTAAATTAATGCATTCAAAAATAGTTTTCCTATAAATAGGAAAATCAACATCTATTACACGTAATCCTTCTAATTTAGAAAGAAGCTATAAAAATTGCGAGTTATGAAGAAAAATTTCATCTTTACCCGCAATATCTATAATAACTGTTTCTAACTAACGACCCCATGCTTCTCCATTCTCTCTCATAGGAATCAATTTCCACATTTGGTTAGTTAAACGTACAATTTCTTTATTAAATTCTTCTTTCTAAAAGATAAAACCATATTTGGTTTCCATTAATAATAAACTCCATATCCAATTGCATTTGTCCAATTAGACGTATATTTTTGATCTAGTGGATTAATTTTACGACGTTTATATAAACGTTGCATATGATGTGATTGCCGTTGGCATTCACTTAATAATCCAAGAAGCTTTTGTAAATGATTTGCTTGTGAAGTCATTTTAAAATCTGACCCACTATATTTCATACGTGTATTTTCAATAGATGTGACTTGTCTTTGCACCCAAGCTATCATCATTAAAATTGCTAAAATATTTATTTCTTCTGAATTTAAATCAGCTGAAAAAGTAGATTTCTCAATCATAACTAATGGAGCACGATTTAAATCATCAGCATCCATAGTATCATCCCATAAAATACCAATAATAGTTTCATTTTCTAATACTTCATCTTCTGGTTTAATTTCATAAGCTAAATTATAATTATAAAGATTACATCTAGGAAATTCAAACCCAGGAATTGCATCAATAATTAAATTACGCAAATCTTTAATTGTATCCTATGGAGTTAATTCAATATACATATCATCAGTAATTTTTCCAAGAAAGCGATTATAAACTTCTGTAAAAGGTGTCATAGCCGCCTCCTAACTTATCATTAACCTTTAGTAACTACTTTATAATTTGTAGCAGCGGTTCTACGTCCATTAGTTGGAGTTTCTACAGCTTTCTAAACTTTTTCTTCTTCTTTTTGATCAGGCTCTAATCCAGAATTAGCAACTGCTGCATCAACATCAAAACCAGTTTTAGCTTTAAGAGCTTGACGTTTCTTATAATCATCAAGTGGGAGTTCAACAGCAAATTTCTTAATTAATTCAATTACTCCAGCTGGAGCATAATCAAGACAGTCAAGGAATTGATCGACGCTACCATTTTTTAACAATTCAACAACATCACTTTCAGACATATAATATTCTGGTTCAGTTTTTATTCCAAGACTTTTTGGAACTCCTTCACTCTAAATTTGAAGAAAATTAGCCATAATTTCTCTGCCACCTGGCTGATAACTAAGTTGAAGTAATTCTTCATAAGAAATACGTTTAATTTCACCAGGAGCAAAACGTCTAGTAATGCCTTCTTCAGGAATTTTATAAAGGACAATACCTGCGCTACGATTTTTTACATTATAATAAAATACTTTTGCCATAATTATTAATTCTCCTTTTTCTCAAAAACAAAATGGGGAGTGGGAGATTATCTCCCTCTCCCCAAGTAATTATATACTTTATTAAATTAATATATTAATTAACCGCCATTTCCGCCTTGGCTTTGATTCTGTCCTTGACCTTGTTCAGGTTCATCAGCAGAAGTACCATCAGCATTAACAGCACCATCAAAACGTCCATCATAAGTGATAACATTACCACTTACACCATTAAGGAACCAAGTTTCCATTTGACCCATAAGAGAAGTGTCAACATAGCAGCAAATATCATTAGTTAACATAGCAACTACGCCAACCTTACGGTAAACTTGAATTTCTTTAGACCAGTCACCACGGTTGTCTTCTTCACGAACAAGAGTATTACCTTCAAAAGCAATTTTTACAGGTTTATTATTAGCGCCAGATGGGATAATCCAACAATAACCTGGATCAATAACTTTACGTTCGTTAGTTTCATCTTCAAAACCTTGTTCAAGAATAGTTACAGTATGACCTTTATAATTAGCAAGACGACCAGTACGCCAGAGTTCTTCTTTCATACCTTCAGTATAACGCCATGCTTCTTGTGGAATCATTTTTACTGCAAATTCATAAGTACAATAAATAGCGGGTATACCATATGCACTTGCAATATAAATAAGACGATCAAATTCATTTTCATCAAAGCCATTAGCAGCTACGCGATTTGCAGGAGGAAGCTGATTAATAGAAGCTTTTAATGCATGAGCAACTTCTTTGGCGATTAATTCTTCCATGCCCTCGTATACAATACGAGTTACTTCTGCAAAATCAACACGACCATCAAGGAACTCTTCAAATCCAATTTGAGCAGCTCCACCGATAGCGCTTGTACGAACTTCAAAAGCCTCTTCGTTTCTACCAAGTTTAAATACTTCATAGACACCAGCAAGACCAATACGAGTAATGAATTGCTTTGCACGATTATTAGAATTAAGTTTACGACGGAAAATAGGTTTGTCACCTTGACCAAAAGTTTTTACTTCAGCAAATTGCATATAAGTTTCAGTGACTTTCTTAGGAAGAACTTCATCAAGAGTCTGTTCAATAAGACTAAAGATAGTGTTCTTATTCTCACGATATGCGGAATTAGAACCGCAAAGTTCTTTTAACTCTTCACGAAGAGTTTCATTAATAGCTTCGCCACTAAGATTCTGTCCATTAAAACTATAGGTAGTAGGAGCAGAAGAATTGGCTTTAGCAGCAGCCTTCATGAGTTGAAGTAATTCTTTAAACTCTAACATTATTCTTTCTCTCCTTTCCTATTACTGAATACGCATGAGTTTTACACCAGGCTGATGATCAGGCATAGTATAAATTTTAACAACTTGCCATACCATATCATTAGCAGCAGGAGTAGCTTTAACTTCAAGGATACCTTTTGCACCAGGGACAAGCTTTTGTTTAAGTTGTACAGATGCATCTTTAATCATATTGGTAGTAAAAATATCTCCAACATGAGTTTTAATAAGACGAGGAACCATTGAATTACCATTCTCTGGCATCATCTTTTCTTTATAAAGAGACTCAATATGGAATGGGTCTTCATTATAATGAATTTCATACATGTCAGGAGCGGCTGTTACGTCATCAACTGGGAAAGTCTTATCTCCAAAGCTTACAGTACCATTTTGATTATTAAATGTAATAGAACCATCAGCTGCACTTACGCCATTACCATTGTAATAACGAGATTGTTTATTCCAAGTAGTGTCAGCAGCATTACCATACTTTTCACCACCAAATGGACTATAAACACGAGCCTGATAGTTATCTCTTAACATAGCAAATTCAGCGTCAATTTGATGTTCACGATAAAGTTTAATTTCATTATAAACTAACATCCATTCACCGGGACCATCAAAATCAACTACTTCATCTGCATAATTATATTTAGCAAACTGACCATTTTCAAGAATTTCGATATTTTTCTTTGCAGGTAACTGTGCATAGACTTCCTTGGTTGCCTGTCCAGAAAGGTGGTTTGGCTCTACTTGGCCATAACCATAACCATTAGCTTGAATGAAACCAGCTTGGCTCTAAATCTTATCTTTTAAGAAATCACTAAGCATTTTGTTTCTTCCTCCTCATTAAATGTTGTTTTCTTTCGCAACTTCTTTAACGCGCTGAATCCAAGCAGGAAGACTATTATCAATATCATTCTCGACATGATCGATATTGTAAGTAATAGGTTTCTTCTCTTCTTCTGACTTGTCAAGGTCGAAGCTAACCTTGTTGCGCACACAAATTACAGAAAGTTTTGCTTCAATTTCATCATAGCTATAAGTATCGATGTTATCAAGGCAATCTTTCTTTTGTTCATCAGAAAGCATATAAAATGTATTATTAATTAAATTCTACTTCTTTTCACGCTCTCCGTTGAGTTTGTATTCAGATAATGTTTGATTATCATTGGTTAATTGCTCAATTTGAGCATTTAACTAATTAACAGTTTCAGATAACTCATTAAATTGAGTTTGAAGAGCTTCATAATTCTTATTTAATTCACTATAAGTATTTTGAAGTTGTTCATGCTCAGTTTTGAGTTCGACATATTCGGCAATTTCTTCAAGATTGTATGTAATCTTATTGTCGTTATTATCCTCTACAAGAGGTTGCTCAACAACTTCTTGCATTTCCTCTTTATTGTTAAATTCAACCACAGAAGTTGAATTTTTTTCTTTTTGTTCTGCAGCTTTCTTATCAGTAACATACTAAAGCTCATATGCAGCGACAGCTTCTGCAGCAAATTGTGGATTATCAAGAGGTTTATATTCTGGAGCAACTGCTTCAAGTGCTTCCGCAGGAACAAAGCCATTTGCTTCATTAATTGAGAAATTTAAACGATGATATGTAAGATTCTTACGATCACGAAGAATAGCGAACTTTTGGGTTCCTTCTTCAAAAATGCCATCAATGCTATATTTTGGACAATATTCTTCATTAGGACCAAATTTTGCCCAAATGTAATCATAAATAGCACTCCAAAGGGACTCACCAATTTCAACAGCATAAGTATTAAACACTGGTGTTCCTCCTTCATTAGTCAAAATTTCTTGCATTTCTTTTACTAATGAGAATAACTATTCTTTAAAGTTATCCTCAAAAGAAAATTGTACAGCAGTGATATTAGCACCCTCGAAACAAGGTTCCGCTTCTTCACCTAATATACAAAGTTTAGATATTATTGCTTCATTAATTATGAAAAATTGTGGTTTTCCATTACCATCTTTTGTCCAATAGGCATTTAAAGAATCATCATCAAGTTCCATAGATTGATTATTTCCTTTATCAATGATACGTTGAGATTCTTTATATTGTCCAGTCCATATATATCCTTCAGTTAACAAATATTCATGAGCAACTCCATCATCTTCATACCATTCAAACCAAACTTTAGCATCAGTTGGCACAAAGCCGTATGGTTTAGTTGTATCAATAATCCTAAATTTACCATTAGAAATATCAATTAATCTATTATGTTCCTCATAATCTTCTTTATCTTCATTGAAAAAACCTACAATTGGACAACCTGGAAGGGTTTGAGCTAACTCTCGCGCCACATCTTTAGTAATAACGCTTCTATTACGATTTGGTTGATCTCCGACATAGCAAACTTTAATCTAAACTTTTGAGATAAGAGGATTAATAGCTTCAGTTTTAACTATCTCCATTGGCATATCATCCATTTTTATACTAATATGAGCCACTTTTTGTTAACCCTCCTCTCATTATTTTGTTATAGATTCTTTATTGCGAATTGTTTTATCAGATTTTTCACTATCTGGTTTTTCAGGTCTACCTGTTTTACCTTCTGATGTATTTTGAGAATTTGATGTTTTATTTTGATTTTTTGTGCCCAAAACATCCTATCCGTTCATTGTAGAACTCATTAATGGAGGAATCATCAATGCAGGTAAATCTAAAATTTCATTTTCAAAATATGCAAGATTAAGAACAGAACTCTATGAATGTCCAAGAGCTACAACTGGCATAAATTTAGACTAACCATTGGCGGTTAATTCTTTATACATTTTTGACATATCTTTATAATTATACTAAGTTGTTTCAAGCATAAAAAATCTAAAATTAAATTTTTTATTTGTACTCTATTTTTCTACTATTTTATCAAAAAATATATTAAATTGTAAGATTAAATTTCGCATAGTAGATTCATCATCTAAAATAGAATAACTAAGTGCCATATTTGTATCAGTATTAAATAAATTTCTACTTACACCTAATGAATTATAAACAGTTCTTTCTACTTTTTCTAAATCATCGGTTGAAGTTGTAGTATTTTTATCACTGATATCAATAGCCTACACTTCTGCAAAAGTAGTAATAACATCAACACCGATGGCACGACGCAACATAGCTACAGCATTATTATGAATATCTCTAGCTTCATCAACATCAAAAATTAAATCACCATTTTTATCCATAGGCAATTTCTATACTAAAATTTTTAATAATTTTTGCATTTGTTTTTTGCGGTCTAATTCTTGAGCTGCATCTAGATCAAGAATTGCAGGAAGGGCATTGATAAAAATAGGAATATCGCTTCCATTTATATTAAATTTTACAGTACAATTTGGATCTAATAGATACCATCCATAATTAGGACGATAATATCCTACCTCAGATCCTGCTATATCATCACCGCCAAGTTTTCCTTGTTTATACAAAGCATATCCTTTAGCGAATTCTTCTGGAAACATTTTTATAACTCGCATACGATAACCAACATCTGTAAATTTATCATCAAAAAAACCCATGTTAAATTCTATGGCAGGAGTACCACCTACATAATATCTAGTACGACAATACTCAGGAGGTAATTCCTATAATTCTATACTTTTATTATTCTAGACTAAATATCCATAATAACAGCCATATTTAACTACTTTTAAAGCAATTTCACCACATAATTTTTTAATATAAGAATTATCTAAATATCTTAAAATTTTAGTATATTCATCAATAACTTTTTCAGCTTTAGCAGACTCACTTACATTTTCTGGATAAATCATCCAATCATATCTATATAAGAAAGCAAAATAATTACAAACTGTCTAATAAATACCACTCGCCGCATAAAAGAAATCAGAGATTAAACGAAGTTTTTTATAATCCCTTTCAACTATTGCTTTCATTATATCTTTTTTATTACAATAAGGAAGTTTTACCTAACGAAGTGTCCCTAATTCTAATATAGCATCTTCCAATTGTTTTACACCGATTTTAATTTTCCCATACTCACTAACTTTTTCTAATTCAGCTAATTTTTCTGGATCGGCATAATTAAAATTAAATATATCAAAACCTTTGGCGTGGATAGTATCTTGTCGTTGTTCTATGTCATCATTAGATTTTATATAATTTTCTAATGATGAATCAATTTCTTCACGAAAATCTTCATTATTCACTCAAGATCCCACCTCCTTAATAACCCGCTTTGTGCATTATATAATCAAAATCAATTAAATTTTCATCAGTATATGGAATTTCAATTAATTTAAAATCATGCAAAGCACAAAATCTACGTTTTTTATTATCATTATATTGCTATTGGTAAAAGCCACGTTTTCCACCAAATTTCGCGCTTGGTTCATAATGTTGCTTTCCCTAAAATTCAATTAAAAAATCAATGCGACCATCATCATCAAATACTGCAAAATCAAAACGAAGAGGTTTACCTGAATCGCTTTGTAAACCAGGAAAGATATATTCTTCTTCAAAATTTAAGCCATTTTCTTCAAGAATTTCTTCAATTTTAATCTCTCCACGACTAGCTCTCATAGTTATTCCTCCTCATGACATAAACATATAATCTGAAGCATTAAATTTTCTTTTTCTCTTTTTACTTTCTTCTTCTTGTTTTATATACAGTAAGCCGTATTCCGCTGCAGAGAATTTATCCTTTTTGATACTTTTATTAGCTTGTTTTAGGATAATATTAACTCCCTCATTCTCTTCTCGGAGATTCATCATCTCTTCTTTTAATATGGAAGTTAAAGTAAATGGTTTTAAATATTCTGCCCTTTTCTCTGGAGTCATTTTCTAACCTGCTTTAGTATTTAATAATTTTGTTTTAGCAATACGTTCATCAATAAGCAATTTAATTTTCCCAGCATTAAGCATTGTCTAAAAATTTGCATGCGCATCAGTGTTTACTGGTGCATTAGCTTTCATTAAATACATAGCTCCTTCTTCTGTTTCAGCAGTATGAAATTTTTTATATTCTTCAATAGCATCTTCTTGAGTTCCGCCATATACTCCAAAATCAGGAAAATCTTCTCCAGTTTCAGCAACATGCTATGGCTTTACCATATAATCTACTAAACCAATACCAATACCATTAGCATCTATTACAATTCTTCGAGCTTTATATTTATAAAATAATCTTTTTAATTTAATAGCCTAATCTTCAAAATGAGCATCAGCCATTGTATAAATATTTACAAGTGATTTAATTGCAGGCCCCATTGACTATGGAGTAACTTTCCAAACACAAATTACTGAATCACAGCCTTTACGACCTACATCAACAGAAAGTATATAATAACTTTTCGCAGTAGAACGTCCAGAATGCTCATATTCTGGTTGATTTATAACACGACGTTTATCGAAAACATCTCCATTGAAAAAAGCATTTTCTGCAGTTCCAGACCATTTTGATTCATATTCACGATCAAATGAAGCTTCATTATAAGTTCCATCTCTCTATAAATCCTATAAAAAAGTTCTGTCTAATAATTTAACTAATACAGGAATGCGCCATGTTCCTCCCATGATAAATGCCTTTTCTGGTTCAGTAATCATCCAAACTAAAAGCTAAATTAATTTATCATAAGCAAATGTCCCTTTCCACCCTGCAGTAGTTACATATATCTATGACTTATTCAATGTTTCTTCTGGGTGCATATCACCATCCATACATAAACGCGAAACGTTCATTGTAGGAATAATAACTTCTGATAGTATTTGTCCATCAACACCAACACATTCTTCTATTAATCCTCCATGGCGACGTTTACCACGAGATTTTTCTGTAGCTGCAATATTATCAAAATAAGAACCATTTTTAAACATAAAAATACAATAATCTTTACTAATTCTTGTTTTACCCGGCCGGTGGTCAAGTTCTTTATCAAGCGCAGGGACTAAACGGCAAAGTTCATCAACTTTTTCTTTAATAATTCCTGCTGCTTGTTCTTTACCTCCAGAGGTAACAAATAATTTAGCACGAGGATAAAGAATACATCGTATCATTAATACTAATACAGAAAGAAATGATTTTGAATAAGCTCGTGGAAATACCATATAAACATATTTAAATCGCATTGCCGCACGTAAGAAAACTCTTTGATAAAAATAAAATTTTAAACCATCTTCTGGGATTTCTCCATCCATGCCAGTCTATAAAAAATCAATAAACATATCTGGATATTCTCTCCAATAGCTAACATACTAACGTATTGTTTTTTTTACTGGTTCAATACGTTCTTCTGAAACTCCAATTTTTTTCTTTTTTCCAGAGGACATCTCTAATATATCTTTTAAAGCCATTATATTAAATCCTCCTCATCTAATAATGATTCAAGATATTCTTCATCATTTATAACATCTTCATCTACTAAGTCTCGAAGTTGCTAAAAATCTTCATCATTAAGGAATGCTTTTTCATCTTCATCAAAAAGTTCTGCTTCAAAAGCATCATCATCTCCGGCAGCATCGGCATCGCGCAAAGCTTCTTTCTCTTTATCGATTTGAATCTATTTAACTGCGCTTTCTATTAAATTACCAAGATTCATTTCTTCAGTTACTAAAGTTCTTGTATATTTCTATAAATCCTATAAAGTACGATCAACTTTATCCATAGGCGATTCTGTATAAAAACGAGGGAAAAATCCATCTCTTTCACACATCGCAATTAATTCACTGATAGAGTCTACAGCATTACCGCTATCTGTTTTATTTTGAGCCGCAGTAAATTTGCCTGATTTCATTAACATATCATACATCTTTACCATTTTCTAGGCGCCATCAACATCGCCCATATCAAGTAATTGATTAGCTTTTAAAGATGTTTTACAAATCATTTTTAATGTATCAATATGTCCTGCAGATTGAATATCATAAGATTCCATCATTTCATTGTAGAGTTTTTCTAATTGTATCCATTCATCTGGTTTATAAGTCTTACCCCATTTGACTCTTAACATTAATTTATCTTCATCAGTTAACTAACTAGCTAAAGAATTATCTTCTTCTTCTGGAGCTATCTAATCAAAATAAGATGGCTAATTAATATTATATGGAGTAGCCTAATATTCTGGTTCTTGAGGCTAAGTTACATTAATAGGGATTTCTAATGGTTCTGTAGGAATTTCAAATTTTGCTTTTTCTTGAGCTTCAACAATCTACTAAATATCATATCCCTAACGTTTCATAGCTTCTTCCATTTTATGCTATGCCATTTTCTAGATAAATTCAGTATCTTTCCAACGAAAATCTTTAAATTGTTTTAACTTCATTTTCGCAAGATATCTACCTATAATTGTCATTCCAGTAACACTTGAAGGATCTTTAGCATATGAAGCTAATAATTTATTCCATTCTTCAGGAATATATGGAACATCACATTCTTGTAAAATCCATAAATATGTTTCTGGATCCCAATTATTTACTCGCATCGTTAAACAATCTTTACATAAATTTAAACGGCCATCAGGATATTTTTCTCTATTATTAGATATATAAAAATTATCTTCTTTTTTTGTTGAATTACATTTTGAACAATAACGTTTTACTTTTGATGTAGCCATTTAACGACCTCCTTTTATTCTTATTGATAATAAAAATTAACAGGTTAAAATGTCGTTATTTTGCCCACATTTTTTTTATGTGTTAAGCAAATTTTTCTTTTAATTAACTTATCCATTTTTGTCCAACCTCATTTTTTCTTATTTCGGCAGCATTTACAGATAGAGTAGAAGCCATCACGACTAGTTTTATTTTTTGAAAAATATTTATTATGTGCTAATTTAATTTCACCGCATCGACTGCATCTTTTAAATTTTCCTCGTTCAATAATAGTATAATACCAATTTAAATAATCATCTTCTGCTTGTAACGCAATTAAGCCTGGAATTTTTTTACGCCATAAGCTTGAAATATATTCTACGCTATGTTTAATTCCAAATTCCTATTGGAGGGCAACCTAAATGTCTATATTTTGCATGCCGTCTATTTTATATTCTACTATTCTCTAATATAATGGATAATTTTTTAATGCTTTATCACAAACTCTCTCAAAATCATATATCATGTACCATGTATCTTCTATAAAATTTTCATAACTGTCTTGTTTTAATCGTGAATAATTACATAAAATAGCTTCACAAACAGCAGGATTTATTAAACTAACTCCTGTTGAAGATAGTGTCCCATCTTCATTGATGGTAATCTCTCCATCGATTTTAGGCGTATTTCGAGAATGTGTAATCTTCATTAAAGTAACGGGTCTGCGATAAGCATTTTTTATAATATATTGATCTTTTCGCAGTTCAATTAAAGTGCTTTTAATAATAAAAGCATCCCTGCCTCTTGCTGTTTTTAACTTTTCTTCCCAAATGGCAATAGCTTCGCGTAATTGGCGAAGCTCAGGTATTTCTTCTATATCTTTTTTAGTAATACTAATCTTAGGCTAAAAAATTACATTTTTATCTTCTTTGATTAAATTATAAATACCATCTTCACCATTTTCAAATTGGGAAACAAGCCCTTCAAAGGAGGTTTCGCGTTTATTAACAGTTGTCATACGATTATCAGTAAGAATTTTTTTCTCACGGCGTTCTTGTTTTTCCATGCAAAGAATTAAATAATCAGCCATAATTTCCAAATATTTTTCTCCTGGGTCAGGATTTTCTTCTAATATCTATTTGATTAATTCATTTCTTTCTTCTGGC